GGGAGGCGGGGGAGGCGGAGGCGGGGGAGGCCCGAAGAGATTCCCGTTGGCTCCGGGCACAACACCGGGCGGTAGCCCCGGAGGTGGCGCACCTGGGGCGTCGTCGGGGTTCTTGATCTTCAACTCAATACCGAGGTTATCGGCAATGGCCTGTAGCAACTTCGAGACTTCGCCAGCGCCGAGCATCGCCTGATAGTTCGGGTTGTTGACGATGTTCAGGAATTCAAGCTGCCGCGTCATATCCTGCTCTTGTTTCGCGGCCTGACGTACGCCGTCAATAACGATGCTCTCGTCGCCGCGCAGCATGCCAGTCTGATCCGTCAGCATCACGTAGTCATATAACGCATGCAACAGAGGCTCGAATATATCCTTGTCGATGTTGTCAGCGACATTCTGTAGAGTCTTGTTGGCGTTGTTTATCAACATGCTCAGACCAGCCGCCGTGCGACCTGCGCCGGAATTGGCTCCGCCGCCAGTCAGGTAGCGCGGAATCGTACTCACGTCATCCAACATGACACTAAACTTATCCATCACAGCTATCAGGGACTGTGAATTATCAGGCACGTTGAAAAACTTGACGGGCTCGCGGTTTGGATTTGACGGATCGCCTGTATACCGCCAGCGTTTCCACGGGTAGATCGAATCGTCCGCGCTCACGTCCACGATATCGTCATCGTAGACCACCTGCGGGCCTGAAGCCATGGCAATGTTGTTCACCAGAGCGCGGGCGGTGGCATTGATGACATCTGTGATGTCGTTGGCGAGCGCCGGGATGCCGTTGCCATACAGCGAGCCTGGCTGCTTGTCAAAGCTAGAGATGTAGTACGGCACGCGCTTACGCGGGCTCGGATTCATCATCACCTTGAAAATGCGCTTGTCCACCATCCATGCGGTGACAAAGTATGGACGCTGCGGATCGGGAGCTTTGCCGTCCGGCCCTTTCAGGCCATATTCTTCGAGGTAGGACCCGAGAACGTAACCATTGAACTCGATGGCGTTAATGTACGTGTCGTCGAGGGTGTTGTTACGGCCCTCCATATAAGCACGCTCGTACTCAAACACTTGAATCCACTCACGGAAACCACGGCCCTCGTAAGCGGCGATAATGTCTCGAATGTCTTCATCGCGATATCCGGGCAATCCGATCATGTTCCACAGATCGTTGACCGACAAGCGTTGGCGCTCGAAGGTCTCTGTGTTGAGAATGTCTGTCGCACCGGGTGAGAACCAGATATCCCACGGCGAGATCCGGTCCCAATATGCCTGCGTGGACTCCACTTCATCGAGCTTGCCGCCGCGACCCCACTTGATTTTGGTCGTGCGACGAGTGACGGGACCCTTTATGACGGCGTACTTGTACACTGGCAGATCCGCGAGGAAATCAGACAGAGCCTTGTAGAAATTGCCTTTCTCAAGGATCTCGTCGATTTTGCGCTCAGCGTCGCGGACTTCCCTCTCAGCCTTGCGGCGCTCCGACAGCTTCGCCGCTTCGTACAGCACTTTGAGTCGCTGTTGGATCTGCTCCTGCGGCACGCGCTGCATCTGCTCATTCGCCATCTGAACTTCGAGCTGGACGAGCTTCTTGATCTTCTTGTCGAGCGAGTCGGGGATGACGGGATCAGCGGTAGGCTCTAAGCTCCATGCGCGATCAGAATTCATGTAGACGTTGCGCAGCAGAGCAGTCGCGCCGCGACACTTCATCGACATCATGCGCGAATAAATCTCGCTGCCGCCAAACTGCCGGATCTCCTGCAGCTTGGCGGGGTCGTATTGGCCGTTGTAAGCCCTCATGTCGCGAATCAGCTCATCGTCAACCCCGATGGTACGGCGGTTGCGTACGGCCTTCTCGAAACGGCTGCGGATGTAATTCGCCAGTCTAGTAACCTTCGTCTCGTCTTCGTCGGCGAGGCTGACGGACTGCTCGCGCTTGGTCGCTTCGAGCATCTCATTGGTCACTACGCGTAGGAACCCCTGACCGTGGTGCTGCATGGGCTCGGTCGTGCGCCGGGCTCGGGCAGGCTCCATCTTGGCTCGCTGGGCCTGCCGCCCTGGTAGCCCTACGCCGGCCGCTGGCGCGCGGGGCATCGGCAGGGCTCCGCTGTTATAGGCCGGGGTAGGCCCCGTCGAATTCGACAGGGTGTCCATGGTGGACATGGGGATGTCGTTAGCCATTGATTTTTCTTGTTATCCGCGCGCCAGCTAAGTCCACCCACCTGACGGGGGCTTTCGTGCCCCATTATGTCTAGTCTTGACAAGCCGCGCAAGAACGGTGCCAGAGTGCCCCAGAACCGCGTATTGGAACGCATCCGCGATATCCGACCACGGGTGACTCTTCTCGGGTAGCGGCTGTAGGATGCCGTCCTTCCGTCGCCCATAACGATACTTGGCACTGAGAGACTTCACCAAAGTCTCACACGACGGATCGATCAGCATCGCTGCCTCCCCACCGCGAGCTTGCAGAAGCCACTTCTCGACCGCGCGCAAACGGGGCTCGATGGCATTGGTCTGGGCGGGCTGTGCTGAGAACCCGAGTCGCTTCAACGCCTGGAATACTGACTCTTCGCCAATCTGGGTTCGAGCTACGCCCGAGGGGTCGCCCACTATCCCAACCGGGAGCCGCATGTATTTCGTCTGAGAGAGCAGCGGACGTAGCTTTGTAGCTACGAACTGCTCAATACCCATGTTGTCGCCTACAGCTTCGTCCAGAGCCACCAGCCGACCGCGCTGATCCATCTGTGTTATCACAGCCGCAGGGTGACGACCAAAATCCACACCAATAACCAACATCGTGCTCGGAATCGGTTGAAGTGACACCGCTGCCACGTGGAAGTGTTTTTTGAAGCTCGCGCGAAACACCGCTTCGCCGGACAACGACGGCGCAATGAGGTTGTCGATGTACTGCTCGACCCATGCCGGTGAGTTGTTCTCAATCAATTCTTCGTAGTATCCGGCAACTAGATTTTCTTTGTTCTCAGCGTTTGCCTCGCGGGCTCCAGGCTGAATGAAGTAGCCCCACGATTTCGGCAACGGCTTGCCGTCGAGATTCTTCTCTTCTAGCACTTTGTTCCAATCGGAGTCCTCGTCGAACGAGTTGGTTTCACCGATCAGGCCGTGCCACGTCGGACCGCCGTGCATCATTGACGGATACCGGCCGCAACGAGACAGCACGTCCTGTAGGATCTTTACCGGCAGCTCGCGAAGTTCCGACAGCCACGCATAGGTGATATCGAGCGACAGTAACCTCTGAACGTTGTCAGGAGTATCGAGGGGCATCAGAATCCATTCAGCTTCGATGTCACCCTGTTTGATCCAGACTGTATGATTCTGCGCCTCCCATTCCACGATCGGGCCTATTAGCTCGCGGATCGTTTTCAGTGAGGTAGCCTTTAGCTGCGGCATGGTGTTACGGACGATAACGCCGCGCGTGCGCCTGATCCCATCCTTTGGATCAGGGGTCTGTTGCGCAGCGCGTCGCATCAGCTCCATTACCATGCCGGACGATTTGCCCGAGCCCACCGGTCCGCGCACGATACGAACACGTTGGTCAGAGTCCATGAAGCGCGCGATCGTCGGAGGCGGCGTGTAAATCAATTCACTCACGGTATCGCCCCACCGTTTCGGCCGCCTGCTCCCATGTCTCTTCAGTGGAACCGAAAGGAATCTCGATAGCGTCGCCGTACTTGTTGATCACATCGTATGCGTTGTGGATGACGCGCGCCGTACATTCCCACTTCGTGAGAGCGGCTTGGATGCGAGGATTCTGCGGGATACCAACACTATCCTTAGGGCGCACGGGCCAACGGACTCCGCCTGGAGTCTCGAATCCTGCCGCGCGGTGGACGTAAAAATCTGTGGCCATTGATGGCTCTTATTGTTGGGAAACGGGCCAGAGGGGTCATAACTTCCTCTGGCCCTAGCCCGGCGCGGTCGAGGGGGGTCGCAGCGCCGAGATTCAGAACAAGATCCCTTCTTTTCTCAGAAGGATCTTCAAAGCCTGTGAGACTCCCTTACCCTTGGCTTGGGATTCCCGCACCATCTGCGCCAGCCGGGGCGGGAGCGTTCGCAGCACCGGCTCCGGCAACTCCAAGAGGGGCGGACTGCTCCTCGCTAGGCGGGTTAATCTTCAACTCGTCGATCTTCGCAATCAGAGCTGCATCACCCAGTGCAACGCGCGTAGTGGCAATCAGAGTGTCGAAATGATCCAACTGCAACTCATTGATTTCGAGCTGCTGCTTGTTGACACCGATCTGTTCGGCGAGGCGGGCGCGATTGCCCACCAGATCACTCAGCACTTTTTCGAGATGTTCGACTGTCTGCGACATTGGTGTATCCTATGAATTGGAACCTTTGAAACCCATAGCGGCTTTGCGTCGCCGCTTTTCTACTGCCTTCAGATTCTCATGCTTCTCTCTTAGAGACGCAAGCTCTCTGAGAGCAATATCGTACGCAACTTTCAACTTATCGGCTGCAGCCTTGATGTCGCCAACCTGACGGCGAAGCTGCTCAAAAGCAGTCCCGTAGTCTAGCCACGTGTCATTTGTCATAACAACGAGCTTGTCACCCGCATGGATCGGGTCCTCGACACCGTAAGTCTGACCACGCACCGCACGAGCATGCGGCCAATGCTTACTCTGCGTCTGTGGTTGCGGGGAGGGTGTTGGGGAGAGTATGTCCATCTATGGTCACCGATTTTGCCGAGCGTTCGCCAAGGTTGATGGTGAGCTTAAATGACGAGCCTTCGCCGCCAGCATTCTGGCGGGGATTAATCGTCTGAGAAAGCTGGCCGAGTTGTTTCGTAGCTTCCAACTTGTTCGTTGCAGACTGCTGCGGATCTTTGATCATTACAAACAGATCCTGCAATGAATCTTCGAGTAGCAGACCTGCCTTGAGCTTGATCCGCTGCTGCACGTTGAGATCTGCTTCCCATGCTTTTTTCGCTTCTTTGAATGCAGCAACAAACATCTTGTCGCGCATCTTTGCCTGTAGATCGGCGGCAGTGAGACCGTGGCGGGCCAGGATCTGCTTCGCTGGCGAAATCTTCGCAACAAGCTCCCACACAAGGCGGGCGTCGCTATCATTCAGCGCGCCCGATGCGTTGAATCCAACTTCGAGGGGGTGCATCAGTCTTCGCCCATGAGTACCGCTACCTTGGCGTACTCCATTAAAAATATCATCTCGGCGTTGGAGAGTCTGTTGGAGAACACCGTAATACCGCTCCCATCTGCGCTTTCACCGATGATGACGAGTTTGGTGACTCCTGCATCGAGTACCGTCTGAATCGCGGTCTCGTGAGTAATCTCTTTGCGTTTGGGCCGCCGCAACGGTACGACAACTTTATCATCCATCGTTTCTCTCGGGACGAGTTTCTGACTGGAAATGCTGCCCCCATATCAACTTCGTATGCGGAGCCGCACAACCACAACAAACGACTGTCCCACCAAGCTGCAAGCTAAACTCCTGCCCGCCACAGCCGGCGCACTCATATACCCACTGAGCTGGCTTCTCGGGCTCGCGTTTCTTGAACGGTAGTATGTCGCTCATCTCGCCATCTCTTTGACTGCCTTCACTTCTTCCATGATCTTCGGCCCTTCGCGCA